CGTATGGCTCACGACCTCCAGGTCTTTCGCCCAGATGATCGGACAGGTGAACTTGCGCGCGCCGATGAAGCGGGGCAGCGGCGTTCCGTAGTCGGCGGTGGTGACCTGCAGCTGGTCCGGGCGCGGACCTTTGGTGCGCGAGCTCGCCTGCAGGCCCATCTGCAGCGCCTGCATCGCGACAGTAACTGCGAGCTTGACCGCGAAATTGATCATCGCCGCCAGCTCCAGACGCTGTGCAGCGGGTGAAGGTGAAACAGTGCTTCTAGCGCCGTCTCACGCACGATTTCGCGCCCGGACGCGCGGGCGTGAACCGCTTTGCCTTCGGACGTGGCAATCGCCAGATGCGCGGGCTTGCCGCCGTGCTTCAGGAGCAGGACGCAGCCCGGTTCGATTTTTGCCGCTGGATCGAAGGTTGCGGCCATGCCTTCGAGAAGAACGGTCGACGGCACGGAGCGGTCGGCCCTGTAGCCGCTGAAACTGGCGTAGAGCGTCTCCGCCTCCGGCCTGCCGAGCTCGCGCGCGACGCCGGCGACCAACCCCTTGCAGTCGCAGCCGACGCCCTTGACCGACTGACCCCACACGAAGGGCGTGCCGATCCATTCGGTCGCCTCGGCGGCGACCCGCTGTCCGAACGGCTTGCGAGGCATCATTTACCCTTCGCCGAGTTTGCCTGCGGCGCTTGCGTGACTGGCTTGAGCGCCTGCTGGCCCGGAACTTCGGGAAATCCCTTGAAATTGAGGATCTGGCCGTGGGCGATGCAGGCCGTGCGGGTCAGAGCGCAGCCGTCGCGGACCGTGAATGTGTCACCGACGTTCGGGACGGTGACGAGCGGATCGAACAGGACGATGTGGCCGCTGCTCGACCAGCTCCAGATCTGGGTCGCGACCTGGCCGAGATTGGCCCCTGTGAGCGGATAGACCGTTCCCTTGTCGAAGAAGCCGTCGGCGAACGGCCCGTCGGGGACGGAGACGGTGAATTCCATCGGGCTGGTGACGGCGGTGATCGTGCCGGTGATCTCGGTCGGGGTGGCGAAGCAGCGGACCTGGTCGGCGTAATCCGCATCGCACTGGTTCTGGAGGATGCGGCCGATCGTCTGGTTCAAGCGGTCGCGCTGGTCGCGGACCTCGCAGATGGCTTTGTCGCCTTCGACCCGCCATTCGCCGCAATTGCCTAGCATCACCGCCCGTGAGCCCGCGGCAAGATTGCTCCAGACAACCTGGAACAGCCTGGCCTCGGCCCGGTTGAAATAGCCGCCGAGCGCCGACGCGCGGCCCATCACCGACGAAACCGGGAAGGTGACCTCGTAATTGCCAGCGTCGACCCCGGCGCCGGTCTGCACGTCAGACAGCGCCATTCCGAAATCGGGGCGGTAATCGATCGCTCCGTCGCCGAGATCGAAATTCAATACCTGGTCGTGGTCGGTGAAGCCGAGCGACGCGCCGTTGCGAAGATCGAGCCGGAGCATCCAGCAGCGGTTGTGCGACCGGGCCTTGAGATGCGCCGCATAATCGGCCGTCAGGGTTGCCGTCACGGCTCAACTCCGCGAGCGCGAGAGGGTTGGCGTGCGGCCGAGTGCGAGCAGGTCATCAAACAACCGGCCCGACCGAAGCCGCCCACGCCCGGGTCGAGCCGCCGTAGGCGTCCGTCTGCGTGATGTAGAAGGCGATCTGCTTGCCGACGTCTCCGGCGAGCGTCGTGTAGGTCGTGCCGGTCGCGCCGGCAATGTCGACTCCGTTCGCGGTCCACTGGCGAGCGGTCGTCGTTGGGGAGCCAGCCCATGTGCCATCGTGCGCTGTGAGGACGCTTCCATGCGTCAGCGATCCAGTAATCGACGGCAGCACCGTCGGGGAGGGTGACACGTCACGCACTTCCTTCAGGGTGAAGTTGTCGAGGTGATAGAGCGGTCCGGCTTCGTTGGTGAACTGCAACTCACCGTCGAAGCGGACACGCACAATATCGCCGCTCTTTGGATCGGTCAGGTTGAACGTGTCGACGCCGGCGTTGGTGTCTTCCCACATAAGCTCGACTGCGGCGTGAACGGGATCGTCCGCGTCCGCATAACCGTAGGAAGCCTGAAAACTCCGAAGCGGAGACGACCAACGTGAATTTCGCACTTCATAGCCGCCATCAGTCTCGACGACCTGCTTGTCCTGCTCGAGGATGCGCACCAGCCCGCTTTCGATGGCGGCGGGAAGCGACAGCCATAAATGCATGTCAGTCTCCCGCCGCGGCTGATAGGGTTGGCGTGCGACCGAAGCCTCGGCGGCAACGAGCACTCATTACATCGTCCCCTTTCGGTTGCGCTGTGCGAGTGCCGCGGCCGCGCCTGCGCCGGCCTGCGTTCCGGTTTGCCGGTTGCGGATCGGATCGCCGGTGTCGGCAACGTGGACGTGAATGTGCGTGTCACCGCTGCGGCTGTTCTGGTTGGCCGCGCCATGTCCGCGCGGAATGACCGCAAGATGCTCGTCGGCACTGACCCGGGCGATCGGCCGCCAATTGAGCGACAGAATGTTCTGGTCGATCCCGCCATTGCCGCCGATCGGCGTCCACCCGCCCGAGGCGAGGCCGGGAAAGGCCCCGATGTCGACCGTCGGAATCGCGGCGGAGGCCATCGCCGAGCTGAACGACGGAACGCCGCTCAGAAGCGGAGCCGCCGTGCCGCCCATTCCCAGCAGCGACGAGAAGAAGCCGCCGATCCCGCCGACGCTGCCCAGCGTCGGCATGTTTTCGCCGAACATCGAATTCTTGAGCGGATTGGCGAAGGCGATGGTGACGAACTCCTGCTCGACCTGCTTCAGGAGGTCGAGGAGCATCTTGAACGGATCGGTCCAGTTATCGACGTTGAAGACGGTGTCGAGCATCTGCTCGCCGGTCTGGCGCAGCTGGTCCATGCCCGCTTCGACCTGGTCGAGATGCCTGCGGAGATTGTCCTCGGCCGCCGTCTGGGCGACGACCTGCCGGATCTCCTCCTGCGTCATGCCGGGGAATTCGGCACGAAGCTCCAGCTCCTGCTGCAACAGCTTCAGGATCTCGTCGCGCTTGTCCTTGACGATTCCCGTGAGGCCCGATTCCCGATCCAGCAGCGCCATCGTCTGCGCGTGCTGCTCGTTGAGCTTGCCGAGCTGTTCTAGCGCCTTGCTACGATCTTCCTCGGCGTGGGCCGCTGCAAGCGCCTTTCGGTACGCCTCGATGATCGCGGTGATCTCGACCAGTGCCTGCCCGTGCGCGAGCGTCTGCAGGACCAGCAGCGGCTGAAGCGCCTCCTGGTCCTTCAGCGCATCGTTCATCTTGCGGTAGGACAGCGCGCCCGAGGCGACATTGTCGTTGACCGCGGCGCGCGCTGCATTCTCGTCGCGGAGCTGCGCGACCTTTTTCGCGCCCTCCGCCGCGCCCGTCGCGACCGCTTTCTGCAGCTCGAGCTCGTAGAAGACGCCGGTCTGCGATTTATGCTTGATCGCGTCTTCCTCGGCCTTCTGGAGCGCCGTCGCCTTGATCGCCGCTGCATCGCTGACCAGGTAGGCGTTAGCGAGGTCCAGCTGGCCCTTGATCGCCGCCCGCAGCTCGGCGAGCGATTCGGCAAGGCCATGATCGCTCTGCTTCTTCGGAGCGCGTGGGTTGTTCGCATCCGACAGCTGCTTCATCGTGGCTTCGCGATGGCTGATCGCACCGGTCTGTATGCGAGCAATCGAAGCGCGATTCTGCTCCAGCGCGTACGCGTAGTTGCGGTCCGACTGTGCTTGGATCAGAGAATTGAGGGAGCCGAGATCGGGGATGGGCGGCCCGGCTGATAGATGCGGGATATAAGCCTGCTTGCCGCCGCCAGCCCAAGTGGGGATTTTGTCGCTCAGCGAATTGATGCCGTCGATCGCCTTGTTTACGCCGTCATAAAATGACTGCCCTATTTTCTGGGCGATATACTGAAAAACGTCCTTCGCGATGTCGCCTAGCGTCCAAAGACCGGCGGAGAGCGAGGCAGATGCCTTCATCCACGCCTCGAGAATGAAGTCGAACGCGCCCGACGCGCGCTCTTTCATCTGGCCCCATGCATCGCCAGCGCTCGCCTCACGGCCGACTTCCTGCCAAACCGCGTGCATCACGTCGCCGAATGTGACGGTTAGGCCTTGGACCTCTTTAATGTTGTGGCCGAGGTAGGTGACGCTGCCGCCGAGCTTCTTAATTTGCTCGTCCGTCAGGTTCAGCTTGTCGGCATATGCGTCCAGTTGACCGCTATCCTTCACCTGGTCCTGGAACTGCTTGATCGCGCCATACGCCACACCGGCGACGATCCCGATGCCGATCAGGCCGACACCAGTGCCGCCGATGACGGTGCGCGCGCCCGATGCAGCTGCGGCATTAGCGGCCGTTGATTCCGCCTGCGCTCCGGTCAGCGCATCCTGCGCGATCGTGGCCTTGCCGCTGGCGACCTCGACCGATCGCAGCGCCTTGACCAGCCTCGCCTGCGCGGCGGCTTCCGCATCGGACCCAACCGCTGCCGCGAGCTCAGACTGTGCGATCGCGACCTGCGCCTGGCGAGCGACGACGAGGCCGGCTGCGCTTTCCGCCCTGCGCTGGATTGCCGCCGCAAGCCCGGCCTTTTGCGCTGCAGCCTCGGCCAGCTCGGCATTCTGGGTGACCTTGAGCACGCCGGCCATCTGCAACAGCATCATGAAGAGACCGCGCGCGTTGGTGCCGGTGGTCGCCATCGATTGGGCCAGGATGCTGAACGATCCCGCCATCCGGCTGTAATTGCCGCGCGCAAATTCGCGCATCAGGACGATCGATTCCCGCATCGCGATGGTGTTTCCGGCGATGTGCCCTGTGGCTTCGCCGTAAGCCGCACCCATCCCCATCGCCGCACGTGCGCTCTGCTGCGCTGACGCGGCCATCGCACTCGCAGCGACCCCGGTTCCCGACGCCATCTTCCCGAAGGCGTTGCCGACGTTGCCGGTGGCGCTGTTCACCACCGCCTGCATTTGCGCCATGTCGGATTTCAGGCGTGCGACATCGGCGACGAGCTGGATTTCCAGCGTCGCTCCCGAAGCCTGCACGCCCATTCGTTCAGTCCTTTTGCTTGACGAGCGACCTGCAGAAGGCGCTCAGTTTTTCGGCAATCCGCGCGTTTCGCTCCTCGACCGGTTGGTCGAGCCACGGTTCACGGCATTCCGGCTTCTCCGCCTCGCGGAGGAAGCCGACATATTCGCGGCTCAGTTCGACCAGCAGCCGCGATTGCCAGGGCGGCAACCTGACGCCAGTGCAGCCCTGCCACGCCTCAATGTCGCGCCACCCGATCGGCGCCGGAGCCATCCCGCCGGCGACAACGATCCCGATTTCGCTCAGCAGCGACAGCAAGAACGGCGCTGTGCATTCGGGAAGGTCGATGTCCTTGCCATCGTCCTTCAGCCGCTGTCGGCGGTTTCGCTCGTCGACCGGCGTTCCCGGTTTCGGCGGCGTCTTCGGTTTGGGGGTTGAGTCGAGCCAGGCGAGGCTCCGGATGAAGAGTTTCAGCTCGTCGCCGAGCTGCCGGTAAAATTTCCCCAGTCGCCGACGAAGCGTTGCACCTGGTCGGTGACGAAGCCAAGCTTGCGGTCGAGGTAGAGCGCCTTGAACAGCTCCTTGCCGGTGGCGTCTCCAGCGGGGGGATAACCGAAGTTGTCGAAACTGACGGTCACCGAGGCGAGGAATTCGGCCTGCTCGATGCGCTGCTCGTCGGCGGTCAGGAATTCCTTCTTGCCCTTGCGCGCCCGCTCCAGAAGCCGGTTCTGGCGCGCGGCCTCAGCCTGCGCGAACGCCGTCGATCCGGGGCCGTTGAGGGTGATCGAGCATGGCTTGCCCTTGTCGCCGGTCAGCGGCGAGCCGTTGGCATCGGTAAGCTTCAGCTTCGCCGTCTCCTCGACGGCGGCCTTGGTAATGTCGAACATGAATTTGCCTCTCACGGAAGGGTGAGCCGCCACCGGCCCGTGACCCGGCGACGGCTCATAAGAACAGCGGCGTCACGGCGCCGGGGAATTCACAGGGCGCGATGAACTAGGGTTGGTTCAGGTTGGCGTTCATCGCGGCCAACAATCAGGTGCAGTCGATCATCACCCCGCCGTTCGGGTCGGGCGTGAGCTCCAGGGTGATCGTCACTTCGGTGATCTTGTCGACGTTGCCGAGGTCGTACTCGAAGCTGGTCACCTGCGCCTGGAAGCAGAAAATCTCGCCATTCTGCAGGGTCAACTGGAACGAATAATTGTCGTCACTGGCCGCAGCAGCCGCGGCGAGCGTCTGGCCTGCCTCGCTCGAGTCGTAACCGACCTTCAGCGTCATCGTGCCGGCGTCGTAGCTGCCCTTGCGCTTGCTCGTCGCCCGGTCGGCGATCGTGTTGTATTTGACGACATTGTACTTGTTGCCGACCTGGCCGAGGTCGCTGACTTCGCCGATATTGGTGAAGGTCAGGGCATTGTATCCGGCCTTGTCGTAGGTCGCGGGCTGCGATGCGGTGAGCGCAATCGTCGACCCCGCCGTGGTGTGCAGGCCAGCTGCTGGTGCAGTCATAGCGTTTCTCCGTCTTCAGAGGTTGGGTGCCCGCTTGGCTGCGGGCGGGGCATTCATCGCGGCTCCAAATATCCCACGATGAAATCTTGTGTTCCGGCGCGGATCGAGGCTTCCTCGTCCATGAAATCGGGCCCGGCATGGTCGGTCTGGATCGTCACGTTCGTGAGACCCGCGGCCGAGCCGATGAAATCGGCCAGCGCGTGCTTCACGGCGCGCAGGATCGCCTTCTGGCGCGGATAGGTCGCCGCCAGCGCGGTCACCTGCACCCGCTCGGTCACATGCCGCGTCGCGCCCGGTGCGATCACATTCAGGTCGACGCCGGAAATCCGCGTGATCGCGATCGCGTCCAGTGGCGTACCAGCGGGCAGAACGCCGCTGGCGATGGTCGGCACCGGCGACAGACCCGCGATTCCAGCATCCCCAGCGAGGAGCGAATAGACGATTGCCACGCCATCCATCACGCCGCCTCTTCCATGTCCACGGCGATCGTCGGCGCGGTGATCGGGCCCCATTTGATGTTCGCGGCCACATATTCGACCACGGCCTGAACCGCTTCTCCGGCCTTCGAATCGAGCGCCGGGCGCATGAACGGCTTTTCGGCAAAGCCGGGATGCCAGACGCGATGGCCGATCACCACGCCGTTGATCGCCAGATCCTTCTTCGACCGCACCCATATCAGGTGCGTCTTCACGCCATATTCGATCATCAGCCCGAGATAGGCGTGTGGCCCCTTGAGCCGGATCTTGACCACCACCTCGCCGTCGGGCGTTCCCGAACGGCGAACCGTCTTGATCGCCTCGGCCATCAG